AATTATACTAATGTTTATTACATCAATGGGTATCTTCGGTTTCCTATCAAAAGCACACTTACAAAGCAACGCAGATAAAATCGCTGATGTAAATTCAGCCGTTGTTGAACTTCAGTCAGATATCGCAGCTGATCAAAAGATAATTGCTGACGACGATAAACAGTTAAACTTATTTGACAATACAGTAAAAGAAGATTATAATATTCTTACAAGGCAGCGCAAAATGAGATCAACTCTTTTGGCTGAAAAGAAGGAAGCATCTGATCGTTTAAGAGAAAACAATCGCAAACTCGCCGCTGCAAACGTACAAGTTCAAAAGGCTGAGGTTGAGGTTGGTCCTCTTAAATACATCGCAGAATTGATTTATGGTGACAAGGCAAAAGATTATTTGGATAAAGCAGTTAGACTGGTTATTCTAATGCTCGTATTTGTTTTTGATCCATTGGCTGTAATGCTCTTGATTGCAGCAAGTAGAAAGTCAGCAACCGTTGGCATTCCAGTTGGTGATGGTGTTTTGTTAAAAAATAATGAGATATTAGACATGGAGAAAAATTAATGAACGTTAAGATTTTAAAGTTGATTACTGGCGAAGAAATTGTTTGTGAAGTTGTTTCACAAGATGACACCACAGTTACAGTAAAGAATACTGTTGCTTTGGTTCTTCAGCCAAATAAAGATGGTGGAATCCAGATGGGATTTCTTCCGTGGGCAAACATGGTAGATGGCGATGTTACAATTGCTAACGTAAATGTTATGTATACTGCCGAGCCAAAAGATGATTTGAAGTCGAGTTATTCTTCAATGTTTGGTGGAATCGTAACTCGTCCAAAGACCTTGATCACAGGCTAATTTAGTGTTCTATACCAATGTTGCGTTGATTGGTGACAACATTCTTTACCGAGGTGTAAAGGATGGCAAAAGAGTTCGCCAAAAGATTCGATACAAGCCGAAGTTCTTTGTTAGAAGTAGCAAAGGATCTAAGTGGACTAATCTGCAAAAAGAACCACTAGAGGAAATTCAGCTTGGTTCGATTCGAGAAGCGAGAGACTTTCTTAAACAGTATGAGGGAGTCTCAAACTTTAAAATCTATGGCAACATTAAGTACGAATATGCGTTTATCTCCGATGTCTTTCCTGAAGACATTAACTGGGATATGTCACAAATTTGTACTGCGTATATCGACATCGAGGTGGGCTCAGAGAATGGATTCCCTGAGCCCAATAAAGCCAATGAAGCGATCACTGCAATTACAGTGTTGCTGAATGGTAAGTATCACACCTTTGGATGTGGCAATTACGAAACGCATCGAGAAGATGTGGAGTATATCAAGTGTTCCGATGAATATGAACTGATCGAGAAGTTTCTAGACTTCTGGACGCTTTATTATCCAGACATTGTAACTGGCTGGAACATTAACTTCTTTGATATTCCCTATTTGATTAATCGAGTGATTAAACTTTATGGTGAGGAGAAAGCACAAAAGTTTTCTCCTTGGGGAAAAATCAGCAGTCGTGAAGTTGTGTACAAAGGAAAAACTCAACAAACCTAGGACATCATGGGTGTTTCTGTTCTCGACTATTATGAGTTGTTTCGTAATGGCTCGCTAAACTCATCTAATGCTAATCAAGAGTCTTATGCGTTGGGTCATATCGCCAGTGTAGTTCTGGGCGAAACTAAATTGGACTATTCAGAGTTCGAGAATCTACATCAGTTGTACAAACTCGATTATCAAAAGTTCATCGAGTATAACGTCAAGGACGTTGAACTGGTTTCTCGTCTTGAAGATAAATTGGGACTAATTGAAGTTGCTTGTACTCTCGCTTATGATAGCAAGGTAAACGTGGAAGATGTGTTTACTCAGGTTCGTATGTGGGATGTGATCATTTACAACAAACTAAAGCAAAGACATATCGCTGTTCCTCCTCGAAAAGAAACGAGAAAAGATGAACAGTATGCGGGTGCATTCGTTAAAGATCCGATTCTGGGTATGCATAGATGGGTGGCATCTTTTGACTTGAATAGTCTGTATCCTCATTTGATCATGATGTACAATCTTTCTCCTGAGACTTTGCTTGAGGCATATGAGTTTGATTCTGAGTTGCGTGACTTTATGGCTAAATGGAGTCCAAAGATTAACGTTGATGGATTGTTGAACGAACAGGTTCCAACTGAGATTCTAAAGAAGCACAAGATTACTATGACGCCGAATGGTCAGTTCTTTAGAACAGACAAGCAAGGATTCCTTTCTGAGATCATGGAAACGATGTATGAAGATCGTGCCATTTACAAACGAAAGATGATTGAATGCAAAAAACAGATAGAGAAAACTGTCAGCGAATCTGAACGCAAGAGTCTTGAAAAAGATATCTCAAGGTATCATAATCTTCAGATGGCAAAAAAGATTACACTAAACTCAGCTTACGGTGCGATCGGTAATCAGTGGTTCCGTTTCTTTGATATTCGCATTGCCGAAGCCATTACATTGTCTGGTCAGCTCTCGATTAAGTGGATTGAAAACAAGATGAACGATTACTTGAATCGTATTCTAAAAACTAAATCTGATTATGTTATCGCTTCAGATACGGATTCAATTTATCTCAATCTTGGTCCACTTATTGACAAGGCACTCAACAACAAACCAACAGATCAACTTTCTGTAATTCGCATGCTTGATAAGTTCTGTGAAGAAAAGATTCAACCACATATTGATGATTCTTATCAAAATCTTGCAGACTATGTAAACGCTTATGCGCAAAAGATGAAGATGAAGCGAGAGGCATTGGCAGATAAGGGAATCTGGACAGCCAAGAAGCGTTATCTACTCAACGTGTACAATAACGAAGGCGTTGAGTATGCCAAGCCCAAACTAAAGATTACAGGATTGGAGGCAATTAAATCATCGACTCCATCCGCCTGTCGTGAGAAAATTAAAGAGGCACTTGAGGTTATTGTCAACAAAGATCAAGCAACCACACTGCAATTTATCAAAGACTTCCGTGAGGAGTTTAAGACTTTGCCTGTGGATGAAATCGCCTTTCCAAGAGGCGTCAATGGATTGTCTAAGTATAGTGATGACAAAACGATCTTTGGTCTTAAGACTCCAATTCATGTTCGTGGCTCATTGATCTTTAATCATTTAATTATTCAGAACGGATTAGAAAAGAAGTATCAGTTGATCAAGGAAGGCGAAAAGATTAAGTTTATCTATCTAAGAGAACCCAACACGATTCGATCAGATGTAATCTCATTTATGAGTGTAATTCCTAAAGAACTTGACTTGAACAAGTATATCGATTATAATACTCAATTTGAGAAGTCATTTGTTGAGCCTCTAAAGGCAGTGCTTGATGTCATTGGATGGAAGGCTGAAGAAACAAATTCGCTCGAAGATTTATTTTCATAAGAGGAAAACATATGTCATTTTTTGATAGTTTGATGAAAGAAGCTGGCAATAATTATGCAGCCAGAGTTTCGGAAAATAATGATGCTGATGTCACAAGCTATATTAGCACTGGTTCATACAGTCTAAATGCATTGCTGTCAGGCTCAATTTATGGTGGACTTCCAGGAAACAAGATTACAGCTCTTGCTGGCGAAACATCAACAGGTAAAACCTGGTATGCTCTGAATATTGTTAAAGAGTTTTTAAATAACAATCCAGAAGGTGCTGTGTTTTACTTTGATTCAGAATCTGCAGTAACCACAAATATGCTTGATGATCGTGAAATTGATAAGGAAAGATTTTATATCTTTCAAATTGAAACGATTCAGGGGTTTCGTACACAGGCTGTAAAGATTCTAGACAAGTATCTTGAAACTCCAGAAAAAGATCGCAAGCCAATGTTTATGGTTCTTGATTCGTTGGGCATGGTTTCTACTCAAAAAGAAGTCACTGACATGGCTGCAGGTGAAGACAAGCGTGATATGACTCGCGCTCAGTTGATTCGTGGTGCCTTTAGAGTTCTCACAATTAAACTGGGTAGAGCAAAGGTTCCAATGCTTCTTACAAACCACGTTTACGAGAAGGTTGGTGCGTATGTTCCCACCAAGGAAATGGGTGGTGGTGAAGGTTTGAAGTATGCTGCTTCCACAATTATCTTTCTTTCAAAGAAGAAAGAAAAAGATGGACCTGATGTTGTAGGAGCGATTATCACTGCATCGCTTCAGAAGTCTCGTCTTACAATTGAAAACAAAAAGGTGGAAACACTTCTTAATTATCAAAATGGTTTAAATCCATATTATGGACTTTTGTCGATTGCTGAAAAGCACGGAATCATTAAGAAAGTTTCCACTCGTTATGAAATGCCTGATGGTACAAAGGTATTTGAAAAGAGCATCAATGAAAATCCAGAAAAGTATTTCACCAAAGACGTTTTGGATAGAATTGATGAGGCTTGTAAGAAAGAGTTTCTCTATGGCTCCGTAGGAGTTTCCGAGGAAGAATCAGAAGAGGAGATGGAAGATGCTTCAGAAGATTAAATCTTGGTTCAAAAAAAAGCCAGAAGAATACAAAGAAGGCGAATACTTTAGACCTGTTGCAAGAGAAGAACCCCATGTTTACATGGGAATTGAGTTGCTAAAGGGAAAATTTAAGGGTATAATATACCACTACGGTCCTCTCACTGTTGGAGAAGAAATTCTTATTCCTGAAACCAATACAATAGGAAATCGTATAGGATACCAAGCAGAAGTTTTAGAAGGTAAAGATGTAACTAATGATCCTGAGTTTCAGAAAATCATTAGTCAAATTCTAAAAGTTATTTTTGATATGGTATTGAAGCAGCAGATTGAAAAGAACGTTGAGGAAAACTTAAATGAAGAAGTTAGAGAAAGTTATTTTGAAGAACCTGTTCCAAAGCGAACAGTATCTAAGAAAGGTTCTTCCGTACCTAAAAAGCGAGTATCTTCAGGAAAGAAGCGAAAGACTGGTACACGACGAAATTCAAAAGTACGTCCTCCAGTTCAACCAGACACCGACATTTGAAGCCATTGAGGTTGCGCTTGGTAGCAAGGAAAATCTTTATGAAGAGGACTTTCAGAAGTGTTCTGATCTAATCGCTGAACTTAGAAAAGATACAGAACAAACCAACTCTGAGTGGCTTGTTGAACAAACTGAAAAGTTTTGCAAGGATAAGGCAATCTATAATGCAATCCTTGAAGCTGTTCAGATTTATGACGGAAAAGGTAAAAAAGAAAAGAGCGTTGGCACCATCCCTCAACTGATGACCGACGCTCTTTCTATTTCATTCGATCCACATATCGGTCATGACTTTATTGAAAACGCAGATGATCGTTATGAATTCTATCATGTTATCGAAAAGCGTATTCCCTTTGACTTGGAATTCTTTAATAAGATCACCAAGGGTGGTTTAAAGCAAAAAACTCTAAACGTCGCACTGGCTGGATGCGTCCATCCAGAAACGAGAGTTAGAATCAGATTCAGGAAGAAACAGTAAATCCTTTACGATAACCATTAGAAAT